GAGACCAAACAGCGAGGCATTTAACGCAACAAGCGCAACCAAATACGATTTAGGGCAAACTGTCGCTGCGGCATTTCATCCGGGCGTCCAAGTATATCGCAATGGTTTGCGCATGGAATTGGTTGCAAGCTCTCCAAGTGGGCCCGACCAATACACAGTAGCCAACGATGGCACAGGCGGCGTCACTGCTATCACATTTGGGGCATCTTCCAGTGGTTCCCGCATCATTGTTGATTATTTACATTAATCTATAGCCAGCAAAACAAAAACGAGGGCACAAGTTGTGCCCTCGTTAACTTTTCTTACATTCTTCCTTCACTGACCCAAAACCCAAATGTATATAGTTAAAAGTTTTGGTTATTGCTCTATGGAGCCAACACATTGTAATTAGTTGTTTTTTTTGCGCAACAAAAACATTTTTATTTGCTTTGGCTTTTGTTGTTGCACAATAACGTCCGAGCCATTTAATCTGGCGGCCCACAATGCCGATATTTTGCATTTTTTGCGTTTGGGCGTATACACAACAGTGTTATTTTTAAAACTGGATTTTAATTCTATCATTGCGGATTTGTTTTTAGTATGGTATAGACAAATATAATACAGGTGCCTACGTTCGCAACGGTAAAAGCTGAAAAGGGCCATTTAGCAAAATAACCAACAGCAAACGAGGATATAACAATGCCTACAGCAAATCCAATTAGTTTTGCCAATTTATCTGGCGAATTACGTTTGGCCCAAATGATTTCTTTGGAATTGGGTCTTTTACTCCGTGATAGCGCATCTTTGCGCAATACTCCATTTGTTAAATATGTCGGATCTATCAATGGCATGGGCTCCAACACAATTCGCTACAAGCTCGCAGGCTTGGGCCGTACAGCGATGAATTCCATTGCAGAGGGCGATCCTGCACCGGCGGTTGCTCTTGACGTAGAGCATGCAGACATTACAGCAAGCAGACAAGAATTGCGCTATGACATTACCGATTTGGCTAATATCTCCCAGTTTGGGCAAGATGTCGACCCAATCACCGTGGCCAATTCCATGGCGGCAGCTTATGATGCTCGCTTTATGGAACTCACAGTGACCGCAGGAAGCTTCACAAGCACAAAAGGCTCGAATGCGTCGCAGTTTTCGACCGATGATTTTTTTGACGGGATATACCAGTTAGAACGGGCAGACAGCGAACGAGGAAACAACGGCCCTTTTGTAATGGTGATGGCGAGCAAAGCCCTCACAGAACTGCAAACAGATTTGCGTAATGAGTCGGCGAACTCAATATCTATGATGCAACCGGTGGCTGATATGTTGCGAGCAAAGCCGCAGGGATATATCGGCTCATTGTTTGGGGTAGACATTTATAAAACGAGCCATATTTCTGACAATGGTAGCGGCGGATATGACAATATTATGTGGGCAGCTGGCGGACTTGGATATGCTGACGGTTCGGTCGGATCTATTCTTGGCGCAGATGCACAATTGCAAGCCGGGCCCGTCACAGTCGAGTTTATCCGTGATGGATTAAAAGCGACTACATCAGTACTTGGGCATGCGTATTTGGGTATAAGCAAGCTTATTGATGCCAAAGGCGTCAGAATACAAAGCACTGTATAATTAGGCAATTTGTGTGCAGGGGGTAAAAATAGCCTTTTTATCTCCTGTGCTATGGTATACCCCTTGCACACCTCAATTTTAGTATACAACAGGAGATAACAGTATGCAACAAATGAACGATTACAACGATTTTGCTCAACCTTGGGCCGATAGACCAAACAGGCATTTTTTGCAAAAAAGGGCCAATGAGCCATGGTTTTTTGCACACTATGCATTTAATTGGGAGGTTGTTGTTTTTGAGGAGCCCGCCAAAGGCAAATCAAAAGCCAAACGCAAAGCATTGTTGTTGCCAGATTTGACCAAAATCCCACACATGCCCGGCGTCAATGGCGTCCGTGATGGTGGCGACCTTACAATGCTTAACGGTCTGTTAAGCCGTGAAGGGTGGCAAGTGCTACATCCTCGAGATTTTAATTATCTCAATGTACACAATGCAATTGGTGGCAAATATTACCAGGTGCGTTTTATGGAGATTAGAAAGCTTGCAAATCGTGTAATTGAGCGTTTTAATCGGTCAGATTTTAACAATTGGCGCCGTAATCTTATTGCAAATGCGCAAGTGCCTCTGCCGCATCCGCATATCCTACAAATAAAAGAGATTGAATTACAGGATAAAATAAACAACCTCCGTGATTTGCATCTGCCACATGTAGCAAAAAAGCAGGAGTCTTTGCAACTGCAATTGGCAGATCTCAAACAGGCAATATCATTGGCTGACAGTGTGTTAAATTATGAGCAATAAAACAGATTATGACGCTTTGGAGCGTACTGCATACAGGATGCGCAAAGAAGCGCAAAAAAACGGCAAAAGCCTCACACAGGCAGAGGCTAAAAAAATAGTATCTAAACATCTGACACGAGCGGATAACAAACGCAAACGAGGCTAAAAATGGCATCATATACAAATCAAACAGCTTTTAGAATTCCACGTCGCAAACAAAATCCGGGCGGCATAAATACAGAGACGATCGGCACAAACAAAACATTGGTTTATTCTGATAGCCAATTTCAGGCATTGACCAATAACTCGGGCGGGTCTTTAAATTGCACACTTCCTGCAGAAGAAGACGGCGCCTTTTTTTGGATACGTAACCAAGCAGGCTCCACAGGCCAAATATCTGTCAATAATCCGGCAGCATCTGGCGTTGTTAACTTGGCCGCAGGTGAGGCCGCATTGGTCGTTTGTGATACTGCTTGGCAAGTATTTATTAAGGCGTAATTTAAAATGTCAGATACTCCATACAGTGCCAACATACGCATGTTTGAGCTTTTGCAACGAGCAAAGGCACAGACTACCACGATAAAAATATATCGTGACGGTGCGCAGGTTGTGCCAGCCAGTGGCACATATACATTGCAAAAACCAAACGGGCAAAATGTAGTCAATGGTGGCGTTGTTGCCATCGATGGCAACGGCACATGTAGCTATACCCATACAGCACCACAATTGCCAGATACTTTGGTATTGGGCGAAGGTTATATGCAGTTATGGAGTATTACAATATCGGGCGAAGTGTACACTTTTCGGCGTATGGTTAGCTTGGTATTGCAAAAGCTATTCCCTGTTATATCTGACGCAGATCTGACAGCTGTATACAGTAATTTGGATGATAGCAGACCATCAAATCTAACATCGTACCAAAGTTACATTGATGATGCCTGGTATACAATACTACGCAAAATCAGGGGCCAAGGCGACGGATTTGAATATTTGATTACTTCGCCAAGTGCACTGTATGAGTCACACAGGCATTTGAGCCTATATTTAATCTTTCGTGATTTCCATTCCTCGCTCGGCCAAAGTGGCGGACGCTACTTGGATCTTGCCAACGAGCATAATCAGGCCTTCCACGCGGAGTTTTCGGCGATAAACTGGATTTATGACCAAAACCACGACAACGTGCCAGATGATCCAGATACCCGCACACGTGGGCAACCTACGATATTTTTGAATCGCCCGGGCACATGGGGCCGAGGTTATAGGCGTTTCAGATCATGACTATCAAAATCTCCACAGTACGGCAAAAAATAGCGGCACAGATTGCAACGTTATCCGGTTTTCACCAGCCCAAATTACCACCAGAGTATTTGGGACGTATTACGGACACAATTGCACACAAAGCGTTTGGCGTAGAAATTAATCAGGTTGTGAATGTACCAGAACGTCAACGTCTCACAATAGGCGTATATGTACAAAGCACAGTTATTGTAAAATTTGCATATCGATTGCGACCACATGACACATATCCGATAGATTACGATGCAAGTTTTGACGCAGTTGAGGACGTTATACAAAAAGTATTGGCATCATATCAAAGTTTATCTGTGGGATTGGTCCCCAAATTTACCAATGCCAGACACAGTATCCCAAATTCGTTGGAATACATAATTCATGAATTAACTTTTTCGGTATTGCACACGATACCAGGAGCATAAAAAATGGCTTATTCAACAATCCCAAAAGTGCGGCGTGATGGGACTATTACGCTAAAAGACGGCGGCGCAGTTACCTTGGTAGTGGCTTACGAAGAGGGCAATTTTAGCGTCGACGTGCCCAAAGACGACCAAACAGTAATTAGAGACAGATCAACAATTTGCACAGTGCGCAAAGGCGACGAGCAACCAATTACAGGTTCATTCTCTTTTTACTTTAGAGATTTTACCGATGACGAAGCCGGATCCGTGAGAGATTTTATCAACAAAGAAAACTTTTACAGCGGTAACACGTCCACAGGTGCGGCGGGCGTGCCGTTTGTGGAGTTTTACAGCATTGACATAGAGTTTGGCGTTGACGGTTCAATTGATGGCAACACGGTAACAGATCCAAAGATGACACTATCAAAGGCGGTTTGTACCTTTTCCCTATCTGAGGGCGACCCGGGGACATACACTGTTAACTTTACCGCATACGGCGGCGTCACATATACAAAAGGCGCATAACACAACCAAAAACAGGAGATAAACAATGATTTTGGACTTGGGCCCAATGGGCCAAATTGACACAGCAAAGCCAGATAGCTTGGCGGTAGCTTTTGAATTTACAAGCCTATGGGCCGGCGAAAATGATAGCAGTGTCATTGCTCGTCTGTGTGCCGGGGCGATAGGCGTATATATTGACAAATCCGCACGTTTGCCAAAATATCGCCCCTTTACGCACAAGCCATTGGAGTATGGGCATATTTGTTTGGATAGGCTTTTGCAGGCAAATGTATTGCCCACAACGATATATGCGCAGGGTGCCAAATGCTTGGCAGATATGGCCAAACAAATCCCGACAGAAAAGGAGGTAAAAGAGCAAGCAAATTTTACTCCTTTGGCCGAGGAGGCTACTTAGATTTATTGGCTTTGCGTATATCCAAACATTGGGGACAGCATCCAAATTGGTTTGCTACATTGCCTCCAGATACCAAAATCAAATTGGTTGCCGAATACAGATTGCACAATGAGACACAAGAGCAGTACGACAAGCGCAAAAAAATGTATAATAATCAGGAGATAACCAAACGCATACACAAGCAGAGGGCCAAGCATGCCAGCCAAAATAAAACAAGATAACGGCACAGTGACAATATCCGATGATTTGGAGAAAATGGTTAAATTGGTCCTGAATAATTTAGCCCCCGAAGTAGAGCAAATCATACAAAAAGAGCTTGGCGCAATTATGCAAAACGCACAAGATAATTGGCTTGTGCGCAGCTATACAAACAAAAACGGCACCTTCCTCAGCAAAATAGGCCAAGATAGCAAAGGCAAATTTGAATTGGAGACAAAAATAGTATCATCCTCTGGTAGTCTTGGCATCCAAGGGATTATACGCAATAATGCCCCATACGCATACATGATTAAACGAGGCTATAATAGTATCGTTGCATTGGGTCAAGATAGCAGTTTAACACGTGGCCAACACTTATGGACCGAGCTTGTGCGCAATCCAATACTTGACAAAGCCGAGGATATTAATAATCAGGTAGTAGAGCAATTGGCAAAATTGCAAGGCGGCAACTAACATGGCGGATATTAATCAGACCGTACAGATATCCTACACTGCGGATATAAGCGAACTTTTGAAAGAAATTGAAAAGCTCCCGGGCGCATCAAAAGAGGAGGCGCAGAAGCTTACAAAAGAGATAAGCAAAGCCCTAAAAGACACAGAGAAAGCCAGCAAAAAAGCAGCTGCGACAAACAGTAAAAGTATGAGCCAGATGTCAATGTCTGCAAAGCGTGCCGGGCAGGAGTTTAAACGCTTAAAACGCAGTGCAGGCGAGATAGGCCGGGGGTTAACTGATTTGGCGGTGATATTTGGAGACACAGAAAGCCCTTTAGGCGAGTTTGTTAACAAAATTGGTATTATATCTGTGACGGGTAGCGCATTGTTACCATTATTTGCATCACTGCGTACCGCAGTTATTGGGCTTGGGGCTAGCACTGCAGTAGCAACAGGCGGTTTGACATTGTTAACAGGTGCGGCGGCTGCGCTTATTTTGAGCATGGGCGAGACAAGCGAGGAGGCAGACAAGCAATCAAAAGCCCTAGTGGAGCTAAACAAAAAATATAACAAATTTAGAGACGAGCTAGACCGGTCTATACAAAAAAACAAAGAATTTAAAGCCAGTGTTTTGGCAACACAAACTGCAATTGATGAATTTGAAGCATCAGCAGAGCGTGAGGTTATAGATTTACAATTCCAACTGGGGCAAATAAGCGCCAAAGAGTTTAGACAATTAGTCAACGATTCAGAGACAGACAAAGCCTTTGCGGATATACAAAAAAACTTTGACGACCGCGAAAAAATATTAACGGAGCAATTGCGCAATGAGACTGAATTAGCAAACAAAGCACTTATGAATCTATACAATGCCGCCAATGCATTCAACGAGCCAATTAGTACAAAAATAGCAGAGCAAATACAAAAATATGCCAAATTTGAGGAAACAGATACAGGCATACGGGAGTTGATAGATAAATTTTATCCAAGTTTAGAAAAGCGGTTACAGGCACAAATGTTTTTAGTTGCAAAGCGTGCAAAGGCCGAGTATGACGCAAACAATGAATTAAAAGAATTTCAAAAAAATAGAATACACGACGAAAAAATACAACAGTCTATTATAATTGAAAAATTAAAATTAGAAGAAAAAATTTGGTGGCAAAGTCAACAAACCAACGATGCCAAAGATAAACAAGGCGAGATTATAGCCCGTAATTTGGCACACCAGGAAAGACTACTAAAAATACAAAATGAGATTACAAATTCTGTCAAAAACCAACGCAACATGCGTTTGTCTTTACTGGATAAGGATCTGCAACAAAGCAAAACATTGGCGGAGTTTCAAGCCATAATCGCCGAAAAGCATGCCCTGCAAATTGAACAGTTAAAATTGGAAAAATTTGCAAAAATGGATTTGATGAACGCAAATCTTGCACAAGCCCAAAGCGTAGACGAGATAGTAGCTGCACACAAATTAAATGCCGAGATAGCCAAAGAAGTTGGGCTAATTGAGCAAGAAATGGCAAATTTAAAAATTACAAATTTGCAAAAAATACAACAGGAGGAACGACGCTTGCAGGAGTTGCAATTGCAAGGATCTCGCATGGCATTTGAAAATATTAAATCAGTGTATGACACACAATTTGATATGATAAAAAATAATTTTAATGCAGAGAAAAAGGCCTTTGACGAACAAGAGCAGGCCAGAGCAAAGCAGGCGGAGGCCGAGGGCCGTGTTTATAATGCACGTTCATTTTTTGCGACCAAAGCAGGCCAAGACGAAGCCAAGGCAGTAGAGAAAGCTTTTAGGATGCAACAGGCGTTTGCAGTGGCAAAAATTGCGATGGACGCCGCCGGCGGTGCCGTCAATGCGCTTGCAACCTATGGGCCTGTATTGGGTCCGATTTTGGCGGGCACGATTGCCGCAAGTGCAGCGGCACAAACAGCCGTAGTGCTTAACCAACAAGGGCCGACGGCATCTGCGCACATGGGTCAGCCCATGGCGCCAGATGAACGGACTATAAGAGTACTTACGGGCGAAGCCGTGATAGACAGGCGCACAGTACAGAGCTTAGGCGGCGAGCAGGGCATGCGCAGCATGCAACAAGGCAGCATGCTTGGGTCCGAGGTTATTGTTTTAAACACCTTTAAACACTTCGATAAATACAACAAATCAGCACGGCGGCAAATGGGTAGCAAACGCCGTGGCAGTGGGGCATATTAATGGGCAGCGACAGAACACCACAAGATATCAGGGGGTTTTTGCTCCCGTGGCCTTTTACCACTGCGCATTTGTGGAGCGGTGAAAGTACATACAGCCAAAGCGGACCACGTGCCGGCGTAGCACAGGCCCAAGGAGATTACGATTTGGTAATACAAAGCACGGGCGATATGGCACAGGATGGCAATATCAACATATACAGCCAAAAAGCCGGGCATGTAGGCAAATCAAAATTTGTCTGGAAACATGGCGCAGATGCGTTGTACTACGGGCGTGATGGTGCAAATGTTTTGTCGTATTGGGATATTGTGGACGCCTCCACGGGGTCCACTGATTATCATGACATATCGCATGCAATAGGCCTACCCAGTGGAGAGGCAATTGCATTAGTACGAGAGCGCATTGTTGGCGCAAATTACCGGACAAAAATTTACAAACGTAGCAACGCAGGCACATACACAAGCATTAATCTAACCAGCCAAACAAACAACAAGCCAATGCATGGTGGCTTGTGTGTTTTGCCAAATGGCGACATATTGGCGGCGCATTTTGTTGCAGAGACAACCACAAACAGGGCGCAGGTATATATCCACAGATCGCAAAACAAAGGCACAAATTGGGATTTGGTATCATCGGAGGCATTGCCCGATTACATAGACGTCGGAGGCACGTTTGGAGCGGGCAATAGTGGATATGATTTGGCACGTCTGCGCATCGCCTATGCCCAGGGGCAGGTTTTGCTTTGCTGTGGATTGCGAGCGCATAACACAACGCCATCAAATGGCGATATTATCGCACAATATGCCTCCACAGACAACGGCGGCAGTTTTGAGCAAGTTGCTTTTACTGACGGCGGGGCCGGGTTTTACTCGTTTGATTTGCTGGTAAAAAATGATACGTTTTATTTAACTTGGATTAATACCACAGACGAGGCCAAAATATTGGAGTTGTCGCATGCGTTTGTATCGGTTGATATTGTCAGATCGTACGCAACTACATTGGAGATAATCGGCGGGCCTGTGATTGCAGGCGGATTGACTAATAAGCATTTTACCACTGGGCAAATGTCGTGTTGGGCAGACGAGGACGGGCGGTTTTGGGTATCATTGCAGGATCTGACAAACAATACAATGTTTGTGGGATTATCTGACAATACCGTCAATTGGTATTTTACAGGCGGGCAGGGCGTCGGCAGTGGTACGGCAGGACAAACAGCCAAATGGTACGATATAGGCTCCGCCAACACCATGATAACTGCGCACGCCGGTTGCAGTGCAGCGGGGCGGCAAATTGTATTTCACAACTTTAGTGCACAAGGAGCTACAACCACTTTTACGGCGTCCATTTGTGCGGCAATGCTGGGAGGCTATAGCGCAGTAACAATGCCGCAGGTGTCATCATATCCGCAAAGCTGGGATTATGCAGGCTGGCAATATACTTGGCTACCGTTTGATCTGCCAAATGACACAGGACACTACACACAAACGGGCGGAGGCACAGCAACGCTCGGCAGTGGTAAAATCACCTTATCATGCACCACAGGCCAAACAAAATATTATGAGTCACCATCGCTCACAGCAAACACGCCGATAATAATCAGAGCAAGATTAAAACCAACCACTAACACAGGCATATTGACGGGCGGGCGTGGTTTTGAGTACAGGAGCGGCACATATTACGCATCGGTATACATACAGCACAACAGATTGGCATTGTATGACGAGCACGGATCGGCACAAGTAGGCTCCCACTATAGCTTTGGGGCCAATGCTGAGGTTGATATACTTTTTGCAATGGACGATGCAAACGTGCATTTGTGGGCAATGGTAGCCAGCAAAACCGAAAAACAATGGGTATTGGTTGCCAGTACAAGCAGCCTAACAAGCGGCGCCGGGATTGGTAGTGCTCGCATACGCTTTGGCGTGTTATCTGGCTTGGCATTGGGTGCCACGCCATTGGACACGGAATGGTATGAATTCCATTATTCGAACGACACAACCACCGGCGAGGGCTTGCACACAGGACAAACAAACCCAACACAGTTAAAAGGACGTTTGTATCCGCCGACGGGGCAATTTGATTACATCAGTGGAGGCATGCGCATATCCACAATAGAGGGGCCTGCATACCAGGGCGACAATTACAACATTGTGCCAAGTTTTGATTATCCAATTGATAGGGTATTTTATCAAAATAGCCCAAGTCCCAAAACATCATGGCGCAGCAATGCCGTTGGCTCTGGAACAATTCCAGAGGAAAAAATAGCCATGTTTTTGGATACCAATATTGCAAACAATGACGATGCTTTGTTTGGCAATGATTTGTGCGGTGTGTCGCTTACAAATATTAATTTTAGAGAGTTTGACGTGCACAGGTACGATGCAAGCAGCACAAGCTGGGTCAATATTGGCACCTTTAACAATGAGGTTTATAGCGGCACATTTAATCGGATTGGCCCCTCTATAATTTGCAATGATGCCCAAGGCCCATATTTGCAATTTGACGAATGCCGTGATTGGTATGTAATATTGGAAAGTGGAGAGACAACAGTTGTGCGCAAATTGCGAACCAATAGCGAGGGAGTATTTGCAAACATCTCCACAGCAAAAAAAGCAGTGTTGCAAATTGCGGATGCGAACAATGCAGATCCTGCCAGTGGCAATATAAAAATTGTGCCCAATGCATGCACTGTATTAATGGATTTAAAGGGAGCCAGTTTGGCAGCTGTGCGCATCACCATAAAAGCACAGCAAACCAATGAGAATTATTTTAACATTGGCAATGCTTGCATCGGTCCGGTGCTTATACCTGCTTATCAATACTCACGAGGCCGGGGGATAACGTTTGACAGCAACGTAACTACAGACGAGGCAAACGACGGCACACAACGCACAAGAGACAACCAAGCCCAAGGCCGTACATATCGCATTGCATGGTCTGAGGGTGTAGACATACAGGATTTGTTTGTAACCAATGCAAACCCGGATTATTATCGATTTGGCGACAATGCAACATACAACCCAATTGCGGCTCTTAACAATGCGCCGACGGCAATGCTTGGAGTTATCAAATATGCGCAGGGGCCAAAAAATGCTTTGGTATACCTGCCCAAAATTACACCTGTGCAAAATCCAACCACCACCACTATGCTAAATAGGCGGATGGAACATGCATTGTGCACAATAGAGGGGCCTGTGTCGCTTGATAATGTTTTGGGCGATGAATTGCGCGACGAAGTGATGCGGGTCGGCAGTATCGTATTGAGGGAGGTACGATAATGTACACACCACAGGAGGCAATAGGCAAACAGCCAATATTTTTGCTCTTGATTGAGTACCAAGGCCAAACATATAAATTTGCAGAGCAAAAAATAAGCATTGGCGACCACAGTTTCGATGGTGATTTGCGTGATTTTACCTACAGCGAGCAAAGCAATTTGCTGGGTGTTGACGTAGAGAGCAATAGCGTATCCTGTGCAGTAATGTTTGATAATTTAGATTTGATTTTGCAATGGCGCAAAGGGTATACGTTGGACGCATGCCAAGCAGAATTGTCATATGTTTTAGAGCAAAACGGCAACATAATAACGACCTATGAAGAGCGGCAGGTTGTATTTGTAGGCACAATTAACCAGCCTGTAATTGGAGATCCCGAGGAGCCAAAGGGCTTTGCCTCCTTTAGTATCGAGCAAAGACCGTATGATTTTTCGCAAACCTTCCTTAATCCCGAGCAAATCATAACAGAGCAAACATTTGCAAACCATGACGAGGAGACGGCAGGAGGTAAGCCTTACCCGTTTGTATTTGGCCAACCGGGCCTGCCTCGCAATGCATCTGGCGTAGTGGTAGAAACATTTTGCACGCCTGCGTATATGTCCAGAAAACAGGCGGGCAATTATCACATGCTTATTGCAGGCCATGCAGTGGAGGCTACCCAAGTCAAGATAAAAGACCAAGCCGGCAATATTGCCACATTTGCAGTATTGGAGGCAGTGGACACAAACGGCAATGCATACAGTTATGTCAATGTCACAGGCTCGTCTATTGTATACCCGGGCAAGTTACTAACCGCAGCAGATGAAAACGCAGCAGTGTCTGAATGGTGGGTAAAATGGGACAATGGCGGAGGTTTTGCAAATCCGTTTGGCGATGGTGCACTAACGAGGGCAGGAGATATTTGTAGGTATGCACTTTTGTTGTCAAAGCAAACGGTGGATTATGGTGCATGGGGCAATATTGCAAACGTAATTAATGCGTACGAATTTGCGGGCTATGTCAATGATGCCGAGGTTAGTGCATGGGATTGGCTTAACAATGAGATATTGCCATATTTGCCCCTTGAGGTGCAAAGCGGGCCCAAGGGCATCCGTCCCTTGCTGGCATTGGTCTATAGTAGTACATATTTGCAAGCATCATCCAATATCATTGTAGGTCGTGACTTTTACCAAGCCGGACCAATAACCACTGCCGAGGCAATTGGCGATTTGATAAACAAAGTTACAATAAGGTTTGCAAAAAATGGACTTGACCAAGATTTGTCAATGGTGGCACGTGTTGGGCAGGTTGACGACAACAACCAACAGCAAAGACAGGATATATATAGCCAGGTATCGACAAACAAATTTGGCATTTTAGAGCAGACTATAGAGACAGATTATGTCTATGATAGAGACATTGCATTTTTAATTGCGCACACAATAGTAAAATCCAAGGCTTTTCCCCTGTTACAAATTGAGTATTTGGCAGATGCCCAATATGGTTA